TGGAGGCCCCCCTTGTCAGGCCTTCAGCACGGCGGGCAACAGAAAAGGATTCGAAGATGAACGGGGTAACGTTTTTTTGCGATACCTAGAAATTGTTTCTGAATTGAAACCAAAATATGTCGTGATAGAAAATGTGAGGGGATTATTATCTACGCCGTATCAATATGGTCGATTAAAATCGCCAATAAAGGGTGGGGCACTATGTGTTATACTGGAACGGTTAAAACAGGCAGGATATGCAGTTTCCTTTAATTTATATAATGCCGCTAATTATGGGGCACCTCAAATTCGAGAACGTGTTGTTATGATTGGGAAATTAGGTAATCAAAAAGTTCCTTATTTATACCCGACGAATTCAAATGATCCCAAATATCAATTATCTAGTTGGAAAACTTTAGAAGATGCATTTAATACATTAAAAGTAAAACAACATCATCATATAGAATTTCCAGAAAATCGTCTAAAGTATTATAGACTTTTGCGAGAGGGGCAATATTGGAAAGATTTGCCTAAGGATTTGCAAGTTGAAGCAATGGGAAATAAATTAAAGCTTGGTGGCGGTAAAACTGGATTTTTTAGACGATTGGCTTGGAAAAAGCCTTCCCCTACACTGGTTACAAATCCGACAATGCCCGCAACAGATTTATGCCATCCAACCGAGAATAGGCCGTTAAGTGTCGAGGAATATAGTAAAATTCAAGGATTTCCTGAATCGTGGGAAATCTGTGGTCCAATCTTAGAACAATATAAACAAATCGGCAATGCTGTTCCTATTAAGCTTGGTGAGGCAATAGCAAGGACTATTATTGATGATATGAAAGGAATTGATAGAAACCCACCGGCTGATTTTCCATATTCTAGATATAAAAACACAAGTGATATAACTTGGGCAGAAGAAATGAAGAAAAAGATAAAAAAAGAATTGGAAAAGCAAAATGAAGAAAGCATGATACCTTTGTTCGAATGAGATGATTGCTTTGGGACTCAATAAGCAACGCTCCTATGTCATGAGTTGTATACCGGGGAAAGACACCAAACCGGAAATCCTTCTTCGAAAAGCATTATGGCATCGTGGTCTGCGCTATCGAAAAAATTATAAGAAACTGCCAGGGTCCCCTGATATTGCTCTGACTCGCTATCGCATTGCGATTTTTGTTGATGGCGATTTCTGGCATGCAAAAGGGCATCAGGAACATCCAGGTGAACAGATAACATCTAACCAGGAATATTGGCAGAAGAAGCTGAAGCGGAATGTGGAACGGGATAAAGAAGTTAATGATGAATTAACCGATATGGGCTGGTTAGTTCTGCGTTTTTGGGAAAGCGATATAAAGAAAAATTTGCAAAAGTGCGTAGATATCGTCTGCGAATACTGCGGAAAATAATTGAATAACTATTTATAACAGCGGATGCTCACATGGGCATCCGTATTCTTTTTTGCTCTTGAAGTACTTAACGATAGCCGTCTTGTCCTATTACTCCTGAAAGCTAAATTTTCAGGAGGTGTCCTCGATGACGGATAAACAGAAGCAAAAGATTATCGCCTTGCGCCGGGATGGGGCAGGGTACGGGCAGATTGCGGCAGCAGTTGGTATTTCCATCAATACGGTGAAATCGTTCTGCAGGCGGCACAGCCTGGTTACGAAAAAGGTGACAGCGGTCTGCGAGCAGTGTGGCAGGCCCGTTGAGCAGAATCCTGGACGAAAGCGGAAACGGTTCTGCTCGGATTCCTGCCGGAACAAGTGGTGGAATACCCATCTGGAGCTGGTGAAGCGGAAGGCAGTCTATACTTTCACCTGCCCGAACTGCGGCAAAGAGTTCAGTGTCTACGGCAACAGTCATCGGAAGTTCTGCTCCCATGCCTGCTATATCGAATACCGTTTCGGGGGTGGCCACCATGGATAAAAGGACGTTTCATAATGAAGCAGCCTTCCAAGTGACGATGCATCTGGCAAGGACGATGCTGGCGGAGGAACTCATCACCGAGAAGGAGTACCGGGCTTTCGAGCAGGAGATGCTTCTCAAATATCAGCCGTTTTCAGGCGACTTATACACTTGCTAATTGTATCAAACAGAGTGATATATAGTGTCGAAAGGAGCTGATTTTATGCGGACTATCCGTAAAATCGAACAAAGCATACCCAAAATCAAGAAGCGCAAGAAAGTCGCAGCCTATGCCCGTGTCTCCATGGAATCGGAGCGGATGCAACATTCCCTTTCGGCACAGGTCAGCTATTATAGCAGCCTGATTCAGAAGAACCCGGACTGGGAATACGCCGGTGTCTATGCGGACTACGGCATCTCCGGGACGGGCATCAAAAAGCGGCAGGATTTCCAGCGGATGCTGGAAGATGCGGAAGCGGGCAAAATTGACATCATCCTTACCAAATCCATCCAGCGGTTTGCCAGGAATACAGTCGACCTTCTCCAGACGGTACGCCAGTTGAAAGAGCAGGGCGTCGAGGTCTGGTTCGAGAAAGAAAATATCCATACTATGAGTGGGGATGGGGAACTGATGATGACCATCCTCGCATCCTTTGCCCAGGAGGAAAGCCGTTCCATCAGCGAAAACGTCAGATGGAGAGTAAAGAAACGATTCGAAAAAGGCATCCCCAATGGACATTTCCGGATTTATGGCTATCGCTGGAAGGGTGACCGGTTAGTTGTCATTCCTTCGGAAGCGGCCATCGTCAAACGCATCTTTCAGAATTTCCTTGATGGAAAGTCCAGGCTGGAAACAGAGCGGGAATTTGCTGCGGAAGGAATTAAGACACGGAATGGTTGCCAATGGCTGGATTCGAATATCAAACAGGTCCTTACCAACATCACCTACACAGGCAACTTGCTATTGCAAAAGGAATACATCACAGACCCCATCACTAAGCATCGGAAGAAAAATCGTGGCGAGCTGATGATGTATTATGTCGAGAATACCCATGAAGCCATTATCGACAAGGTAACATTTGACCACGTGCAGCAGGAAATGGCGCGGCGGCGTGAGCTGGGTCCATTAGCCAATAAAGCGTTAAATACCTCCTGCTTTACAGGAAAAATCAAGTGCGGTATCTGCGGCAAAAGTTTCGTCCACAGCATCCGCCATGACAGAAGCAGGGCAGAAGTATGGGTATGCCAGTCCCATAAAGTGCGGAACTGCAAGTGCAGTATGAAAGGCGCTATCCCTGCCAAAGTGCTGAATGAAGAATGTGCCGCGGTCCTAGGCCTGGATAAATTCGATGAAACGGTCTTTCTGGATAAGGTAGACAAAATCATGGTACCGGAACACCACACAATGATTTTCTATTTGAAAGATGGCCGGACGGTCACCCGACATTGGGTATCGACGGCAAAGAAAGACTGCTGGACCGATGAGTACAAGGACCGTCAGCGGGACTGGATGAGAAACTATATGGCAAGTGGAAAAGGTACCCGGTTCTCGCCTTTTACGACCCGGGTACGCTGTGCTGTATGCGGCCACGCCTTCCGGCGATGCAAGCAAAAAAAGAAACACGGAATCTCTGTTCACTGGCGCTGCGGCCAAGGCGGCAAGTGCTGTTCTCTCAGCGTCCGAGAGGAAGACTTGATGAAAATTGCCGCTGATGCCATGGGGCTGGAAGCTTTTGATGGCGACCGTTTCCGGGAAGAAATCGAATTTATGGAAGCCGGGGCTGAAGACCGGATCACCATCCATTTCAAGGGTGGCAGGATACAGACTGTGCCATGGACGAAGCCGAAGAAGCAAGGAACCTGCCATACGGAAGCTTATAAGGAATACATGAGCCAGCTAGGAAAGAAACGTTGGACGCCAGAGAAAAAACAACGGATGAGTGAACAGATGAAAGCTCTACGAAAGGAACGTGGTGCAAATTGGCAAAAACAGTAAGAGCGATACCAGCCACCATCAGCCGCTTCACAGCAGCTCCCATCAACAGCCGGAAGAAACGGAAAGTGGCCGGCTATGCCCGTGTTTCTACGGATCATGATGACCAGATCAGCAGCTATGAAGCACAGGTCGATTATTATACAAATTATATAAGGGGGCGGGATGACTGGGAATTCGTCGGTATCTATACGGATGAAGGCATCTCGGCCACTAATACTAGACACCGGGATGGATTCAAGCGGATGGTCAGGGATGCCATGGATGGAAAGATTGACCTCATCGTCACGAAATCAGTCAGCCGTTTCGCCAGAAATACCGTCGACAGCCTGACCACGGTGCGGAAGCTCAAAGACCAGGGCATCGAGATTTATTTCGAGAAGGAAAACATCTGGACACTGGATGCCAAGGGCGAACTGCTCATCACCATTATGAGCAGCCTGGCCCAGGAAGAAAGCCGGAGCATCTCCGAAAACGTAACCTGGGGCCACCGGAAACGGTTCGCTGACGGCAAGGTGAGTGTTCCCTACAGGCATTTCCTAGGATATGACAAAGGGCCGGATGGCAATCTGGTAGTCAATAAGGAACAGGCCAAAACGGTGAAGCTGATATACCGTCTTTTCCTGGACGGCTATACGTTCCATTCCATCGCAGGCGAGCTGACTTCTCGTGAGTTGAAGACCCCGGCAGGCAAGACTAAGTGGTACCCTAAAACGGTGGAGAGCATCCTGACCAATGAGAAATATAAAGGTGATGCCTTGTTGCAGAAGCGGTTCACCGTCAATTTCCTAACGAAAGAAACTAAGGAAAATGAAGGCGAAGTGCCGCAGTATTATGTGGAACATAACCACGAAGCCATCATCAGCCCACAGATATTCGACTGGGTGCAGGAAGAAATCAAGCGGCGCCGGGAAGGGAAGAGACGCTATAGCGGCGTATCCATCTTCTCGAGCAAAATTAAGTGCGGCGACTGCGGCGGGTGGTACGGCGCTAAGGTCTGGCATTCGAAAGACAAATACCGCAGGACCATATACCGCTGCAACGATAAATTCAAGAACCATTGTAAGACGACACATCTGACGGAGAACGAAATCAAAGACATTTTCGTCCAGGCTGTTAACCAGCTCATCGGCAACAAGGAAGAAATCCTCAGTAACATCACCTTGTTGAAGCAGCGGCTCACGGATACCGCATCTCTGGAAAAAGAACGTGATGCACTGGAATTGGACCTGAATATGCTGGCTGACCAGGTGCAGCAGCTCATTGCCGAGAATGCCCGGGTAGCGCAGGACCAGGAAGAATATGGCAGAAAATACAATGAGCTGGTCAAACGTTATGAAGAAAAGAAGAAAAGATATGATCATGCTTGTGCTGCCATGAAACGGCGGATTGCCAGAAGCCGGCAGCTGGAGAGCTTCATCAAAGACCTGCAGGAGCAGGAACTCATCAAGACTTTTGACGAAAGGCTATGGTGCAGTCTGGTAGACTTCATCACCGTTTACAGCAAAGAAGACATTCGGGTAACCTT